CTGGGGAGCTGCATGGCACATTGACAGCATTGGCCAGTATAAAGGCTCAATGGAAGAGGCCATGAATGAATACATTGATTTGCGTCGGTCACAAGGTCGTCGGCCCTTCATTGATGGACCGCACTTCGAATTGATGATTTAGCTTAGTCCGGTTAGATAAATGGCCAAGCAAGATCAAAAGGCCAGTGCGGCAGTAGGTAGGGCGGGAGAGCATTTGGCTTTGTCCCGCCTATCTCTGGCTGGCTATTCTTGCACTTTGTGCCAGATCAAAGATCACGATGCGTATATACAAACGGATACACGCACTCTGACATTGCAAGTTAAGACGGCCAGCAAGAGATATAAAACCAGCACAAAATACGCATTTTACACGCCTAAAAAGGGCGCTGAAATGTCGGACGTGTTTGCGTTTGTTGCCATAAACCTTGGCGCTGTAGTTTTTCGCCGGGGTGATGAGCTGTCCACAGTTACAACATATGTATCAACGGAAGAATTTATGGATGAAAAGCTGTCGATGCAAAAAACGCTCGACAGCTTTAAATAATCTCTTGTGACCGAGTGCGGCTTTCATTACAAAGTTTGAGTGGGTGGCTATCATCACAAGATAAAATCGACTTACCACGGGAATGGTGGTTGTTTAGCCTCGGATGACGTTGGCTACCAAAAAGCGCCAAACTTTTTACAATATCAACGGCCACCCACGCGACTTCAAAATATTATGCCAACCAGCGTCATCAAAGCAGCACCGCTGACGAAGCCAAAGATTGCGCCGACCAAGCCAGCGATGTGGATTTTGCGTTCTATCTCTTTGTCAGTCATGTTTCACTCCTTATTGTCTGACCGATCCGCATGGCAATCTGTGGAACAATCGCGTTGCCTAATCCTTTAAGTCTGTCCACCCTTCTGGGTATCCCATGAGCCACTCGACCCACTGCGGGTTCAGGGAGCCACCCACTTCCGCATTGAGGGGCTTGGTGTTTCGGTTGTGCTGGCTGGGGCCACCGTTGTTCTTTGCGTCCTGCGTCGTCGGTGTCGGCCACATCCTGACATCCGTTCTCAGGCTCTTTCCCTGACCCCCGCCCGTTGTACCTTTGCTGTCGGCTGCGGCTGGTGTCGCCCATATTTTTGGCGATGATCCAGATTCTATCTCGCTTATGGGGCGCATCGACACCGCAAGCTGGAACAATAAACGGCCTCGTGGCGTAACCTTCGACTTCCAAGTCAGACAGCACTTGGTCGAGGCCCAATGTGAGGTGGCCATAAACATTTTCGAAAACGCACCAAGCGGGTCTTTTGGATGCAACAATTTGCAAGATGTGCGGCCAGATGTGGCGATCATCCTCCGATCCGCCGCGCTTACCTGCGAGGCTAAACGGCTGACAGGGGTATCCTGCTGTGAGGATGTCGCAGTCGGGAACATTTCTATCTGGGTCACCTGCTAACTCCTTAACATCTTCTGCAATCGGCACATCAGGCCAGTGCTTTGCAAGTATCTTTCGGCTCCACGGTTCAATGTCGCAGAACAATACAGGGCTGCTGAGTTCGGCCCACTCAAAACCAAGGGCAAAGCCGCCAATGCCGCTGCACAAATCAACATGCCTCAAAGCATCCATCACTCACCTCCCTCAAACTTATTAGACAGCGGCTTGATCGGTTGCTTGCTGAACACCCAACGCCACTGCGGTTTTGTGTAGCCTGGAACCTTGATGAAATCACGCACACGATAGAGCTTTCCAGCTTCAGCCATGTTGTTGAGATAGCTTGAGGTGCGAGCAATGCTGTCACCGAGCATACCGGCGCCCTCTGAGGCCGATATGCGTTGGTCATAGCGCAACATGCGGAAAAGACGCTCACCCTGCTCTATGCCGTGCTGGCGGCGTCTCTCGGCCAACTCAACGGCACTTGGGTGCATGGTTGACTTGCGAGCCTCCCGCGATGGCAGTGGATCACGATTGCCGAGCTTGTGCTGCAACTTTTCAAACTCAAGCAGGCAATGGCCATATGTGATCTCATAGCGCACATGCTTGTCGGTGACGCCCTCCAGGCTGGCCTTCAATCGAGCTTCGGCAGACCGCTGATCGCGGACTTTAGCTTCTCGATCAGCGCGCTTTGCTCTTGCAGCCTCTGCTGCAACGCTGGCCGCATCGCTGTCTTCGGTTCCGACAGCAGGATTGAGTTCACTCTCTCGAGCCGTTTTATATATTGCATTATTAGGTCCATATTCGCGCTTCTTTCTCTTTAAGGTGATATTTAGCTGACTGGTGATCCGGGCAACAGTGGTCGGGCTGACGCGCAGGAGGTCAGCAATTTCGGCTTGAGACATATCCATCTCGGCGCACTTCACGACCTGATCGGTCAAAACTTGTGTGTGGCTCATTCGTCTTCCTCGCAAAATAATCCGCAGTCGGGCATGGTTTTAAGTGGGCGACCCTTTGCTTTGGGGTCAAGTTCGTCAAGAAAGATGCGCTGATTTCTTACGCGCACAAGCCTTGCGCCAAGCCTTCGAGATTGCTCCGCGCGCTGGTCAAATACATCTGGAAATTCACGGCGCACCAAGTTCCAATACGTTGGGCTGGTTGCCTTTACGCACCCAATGCAGTTGGCGTTTGGAAAGCCTCGGCCATAAATCTCAGGCAGCTTTATGCCAGCAGAGCGGATCATATCCGCGCAGTCGTTCTTAGTCATGTTGGCGTCAATCAGGATCGGCAATACATTGTCACGCTCAGTCATAACGAAACGATCATGCCTGTTGCGCTCGTCAACGGTAAAACCAAGCACATGCCAATCAACGGGGTTGCTTTCTTCCCATTCTTGGCGAGCGCGTTTCTTTAACTCAACTGTGCATGGTGCGCCGTGAGGAAACGCCATGCCCTTGCGGCGGTCGAATACGTCAACCACGGACGCCAGGGGATATTTGGAGTTGACTGCGTATTGGATGTCAATGCCAACCCAATCTGCAACGTCTTTGGCAAAGCGCATATTGTCATGATGTTCCTCAATCACAGGATTGTTGACGGCGTACACGCTGTCAGCGCCGTATTCATCAACAGTGAGCTTGAGCGCCGCCGCACTGGCCGCACCGCACGAGAACCAGACTGCTATTTTCATTCGTCTTCCTCCAGCGGTTCAATCTGACCTTTTCCATTGCAGTTGTCACAATCCTGCATTTCCGACGCAAAGTCGCCGTGCCATGTTGCACTTTGGCGAACCCAGACTTCACGCTCGACCTGGCCTTCGCCATCACATTCGGGGCAATCAATTAGCTCGCTCATAGCATGGCGCTCTTAATGAATAGAGGCACGGCAAACAAAGCCAAGAGGAATATAATTTCGGCGGCAATTTCAAGTTTATGTTTCATGGTTGTTTCTCCTAGTTTGAGTGGGGAGCCGAAGCTCCCCGTGCTGATTAGATGATGGCGCACGGATCGTGCAGCTCACCATTGTGCATTACGCGTCGGATCGCGGCGGAGGCGTTACCCATTGACCTCACCCATGCGTGGGCAAGGTCGCCAGCGTGACCGAGGTCGTCAGCGTCAAGCTCAACGAAACGATCAGCAACATTGAAGTCGCTGGATGTTTCAACATGGACAACAAACGCTGGCTTGCGCTCGACCATGCGACCTTGAGCGGCCTCGGATGAAAGCAGAAAAGAAAGAGAATGTGCCATAGGAACCTCCATATTGGCGTGCGTTGGCGGGATTGCCTCGGCCATACAATCACGCTAATCCGTAAATCATCCTATGTAAAGCCTAAAGATGCACTTGCGCAAACTTTTTTTAGGATGTAACGTCCTATCATATTCACACTGGAGGGTGACATGAAAAAGGAAAGTAGAGTGGTATTAACTGACGCGCAGCATGAGGCGCTGACGTTGGCCGCAGAGCGCGCTGGCATGGCGCTGGCTACGTTTATTAGGTCTGCAGCATTAACAGCAGCGGCCAACGTAGGCATATACGCTGAACAGCCGCGAGCTGACTAATGGTCAATGGGCGCAATAAGGGCGCATCATTTGAGCGGGAAGTTGCCAACATGCTGCGCGATGAGCTTGGCATCGGCTTTAAGCGAGACCTAGAACAATACCGATCTGGCTCGCACGCTGACCTCATACCGGACGATCCGGCGTTCCCGTTTGCGTTGGAGCTAAAGCGATACGCCAACGGACCAATCGGCGGTGCGCCTGCATGGTGGGAGCAAGTTAAAGTTGCCGCCGAGCGTGAGCAAAAGATGCCGTGCCTGATTTACAAATACGACCGCAAGCCAATGCGATGTGTGATGCCGCTGGCTGCGTTGACTGATTGCGATCACGATTACAAGGCAGAGGTGGATTTTGAGACCTTCTGCTACATTGCGAGGGAGGCGATGCAATGATAACCGCTGACAGAATGTCCAATGCCGAATATCACGCCACGGACGCGATCAGCTCGTCTGACGTAAAGATGGTTTACGGCAAGTCGCTGGCACACTGGAAGGCCAAGGTCTACAAATCCAGCACCGTCTTTGATGTCGGGACCGCCGTTCACTCCATGTGCTTGGAAGATGGCAAGGGTGTCATTCGTGGCCCGGAGACACGCAGGGGCAAGGCTTGGACGGAGGCTTATGAGGAAGCCCAGGCAAACGGTCAAACGCTGCTGACCATCGCCGACTATGACCTTGCGCGCAACATTGCCGATAGCGTTTTGTTCCACCCAGCAGGTCAACGTATGGCTGGGCCAACAACGGTCAATGAAGCCAGCTTCTTTTCCACGGACCCTGAGACCGGGTTAAAGATAAAATGCCGCCCAGATAGCTACTGGGATGCAAAGGGCGTTCTGTACGACATCAAGACCTGTCAGGACGCAAGCCCACGCGGTGTGGCAAAAGATGT